TCCACCATTTCCATCAGGCTTTAATTCAGATAGGTAATGCTTAGTTAGCCAACGCACGGATGCAACAAGCGCACCAATAATTGTTACGCTAGATACTGCTAACGCCATCCAATCATTTACGGTCATTTGCTGTTAATGCCAAATTTGTCATCTTGTGGATCAAAATAGCGTGCTAAAGGTGCAACTAAAGCACCGGCCAAAATTGCATACTCAGCGTTCCAATCTGCAATTAAAGCTAATGCAGTTGTAATAGATGCGGCGGCAACGCTTCTTAGATATGACTTAATAATTTCTTTTTTCTTCTTATCTAATTTCATTTTAATCCTAACTGTTTTATTTTTTCTTTAACTTCATCACGATCTAACGCAATCTCAAAGTGCATATCATCTTTACGCCGTTTGTAATTGCCACCCCAGGTTAAACCGTATTTAGTTATCAGTAGGTTAATTGTATTACGCTGATCCTTATTAAATGTATTTGACTTGCCTAAAGGATGTTTAATTGCATTTAGATCTATAGCTGTGCCTGAGCTATGGTTACTCATAATTTTCTCAGATCCTCTGGTCATGCGGAAGGCATAACCCCAATCATCTAGTTGGCCTTGATCTATCGGCTCAACTAATTCATGGAAATCTTTAGCAAAACTTACCAGAATTGGTGCAACGGCTTTGGCACATGCAAACCTAATTTTTGTGCCTGGCACTATAAAGGTTTCAATACCTAATGCCTTGCGATCCTCACTAGCAGGCCATCCATTAGGGCTAGTGAGTTCGCGGATAATTGCCATGCAAATATTTTGTTATTAGAGAATATCTAAAATTGCTTGCGCTTTAGCACACTCTACAATTTCAGTCTTAAGTAAATTGGTTACTTGGTCAAACTGTTGCAATACAGCAAGGCGATCTAATCTATCCATAGGACATTGGCGTGCGGCTTCTTGTCCTTCTAGATCTTTGAGATGAATTAGGTCTTTATCCCAATCACCATCAAGTGTTGCCAACAATGCTTTGTAAGTAACAATATTTACTTTGTATGAATCAACCTCTAATTGTCTAACTTCTTTAGCGGTCAATTTTGGTTCATTGTTTTCTATTGGCATTTCTTTCCTTTCGTTAGTTTATGCAAACGCTACTCCCTCACCAGCACCAGCAGGTAAAGTTGCTGGATTGGCATACTTAGTTCCAAAACCAGCACTCCAAGGATAAACAGATATAAATGGCGTGGTGCTGTGCGCAACTGCAACAGTTGTTCCAGTTGTATTAAATGCTGGGCAAACACCATCACCTGTTGGTATGGTTGCTGGATCAGCATACTTACTTCCCCACCCAGCGCTAAAAGCGTAAGCATTTATTCGTGGTGAAGTATGACCTGCAATCACTAATACATTTCCTGCGGGGTTCCAATTATTTTCTCTAGCGTTTGTTAGAACGGCTGTTGCTGGGTTTGAATACTTTGTGCCAAAACCACTTCCATTTATCCAAGGATAAACTGAAACAACAGGTTGGCTAGCAGTAAAAGAGGAAACCGCAATAGCATTATCTGATGGACTAAAAGATGCGCCGTATGCAGTATCAGTTGGCAAACTTGCTGGGTTAGCATATTTTGTGCCAAATCCTGCTGACCAAGGATAAACTGAAACAAATGGTGAAGTTCCGTGACCTACTGCTATTGCATTACCAGCATAATTAAAGTTAGTTGCATTTGCGTTGCCAGTTGGCAAGGTTGCTGGGTTAGCATATTTTGTGCCAAATCCAGTTGAATTTGACCAAGGGTAAGCTGATACATAAGGAGTGTTTTCGTGCGTAACTGCAACGGCATTATCTGCTGGAGTAAATGCTACATCAGTTGCATCTGCTGGTGGTAATGTTGCTGGATTAGAAAATTTAGAACCAAAACCAGTTGCATAAGCCCAAGCATAAATTGAAACTCTTGGTGAAACATTGTGCGAAACTGCAACTGCATTTTTAGCGGTATTGAATTTAACACTAGTTCCAAGTCCTGTTGGCAAGGTTGCTGGGTTTGTGTATTTGCTACCAAAACCAGTTGCATCTGACCAAGGATATGCAGAAATAAAAGGGGTAGTAAAGTGAGAAACGGCTATTACTTGAGCCGCCGCCGCACTGCCAGCACTACTAGCAATAATCCCTAAAATTGTGCTTGACATATTAGGCTATGCCACCGACAACATACCAACTATCTGTATCTACTTTTATGCAACTTGCAGCTTTAAATTGGCCAGTAATAACAGGGCTTGTAGAAACTGCACCATTTGATGCAATTGTTACACCTGCACCTTGGGTAATACTTACAGTGCCAGCACTGCCTATTTTAATTATATTTACAACAGATCCAGTAGTCATTGCAACTGAACTTGCAGGTGGGATTGTAATTGTTGTAGATCCTGTGTTTGAATAAGTTATTAGTTTGTTATCTGCATCTGTCAAAACAAAAGTATCTGATGTAGTAGTTACTGCTCTAACGCTAAGGTTAGCTATTGAGTTCATTTGTGCTGCGGTCAAAACTTGACCAGTAACAAAGGTTGCCATGTATCTCCTAGTAGCTTAAAATATCTTGGTCTAATAAACCATCTACCGCTGAGTCTAGCAAAAACCCTACTGCAAAGGGTTGAGCGCATGAAAAAGTCACCAAAAAAGATCTAGGGGTGATTTCATACTGCACACCTGCAATAACGCTTTGTGTGACCACATTTCCAGCTGGTAAAGTTTGCGTGACTTCAATTGGATTAAAAATATCTAACTCTAAAGCAGCTGTGACTCTATCAGGATCATTTGAGCCATAGGCATCAACAGTCAAAGAGTTAAGCTGCAGATCTACACCTTGCTCTTTGCGTGAAGCTACAATCATTAGGGCTTGGTTGAGGGCATCTGCCTCTGTCTGCATTATGCCCGATCTTACCCTTGAGTGCTGAAAATAATCATCAATGCTTGTAGAGTCTTGAGCGACCTGCCCTGTTAAACCTGCAGGCGTAACAGTTACTTTATTTATCAATTGATAATCGGATATGTCAAAAGAAACAGCTTGATAAGTTATGTCACCAGAGCCAACCTGATCAGAAAACTTTGTGATTGTGCCACCTGATGCAGTAATGATGTCAGACCTAGACATAAATTTTACAAAGCCCTTCTCATCTACAAACAAAGCCCCTGTTTCAGTTTGTTCAGTTTCTTGCAAGCTTGCTAATAGTGATCTTGATGTACCTGTGTCAGCTTGAACTGTTGTAGAGGCAGTTGTAGAAATAGATCTCATACCACCTGGCCAATCGCCAGCATCTAATAAACTTGAAATTCTTTGTGATGTGGTCTGTCCAGCTGTACCGCCTGTAACTGTTGTGAGTGTAGTTAAATTTAATAGTTGGAAACCATCTACACAATTCAGAGTAACATAAGCAGGATCAAAACCTGTAGGACTTTTGTAATCCCATTGTTGCACATAAAATGATCCTAAGTTGTAAGTTACATTAGCAAAAGTAGCTGTAAATCTAATTTTTCTCATAGGTTTTATCTTGCCGTAAAGACTTGATGATGTGTTTGCAGGATTAAACTCACCTGTTTGATCTACAAAAACAATCCTTGCGCTGCCACCTGTAAATGAGTCTGATGATCTATTAAATGCACGCCTTATAAAACATTGCGTAACTAAGTTAGTTATATCTACAACATCAGATGCAGCTGTCCCTAAAACAGCACTATCTAAAACAGTTGCAGGATCATCAAGCACAAGGGCAGGATCAAAACTTGCACCATTGCTAAAATCTACCTCTACTTTTAAAACTGCAGCTGACATTATCTGCCTAAGTTTGTGAGCTGAGTGACCGCCCCAGTTCGGTTAAGGTTATACAAAACATCTTGTATTACAGATTGCAATTGACCCTCAGAAATAACAGAGCCTTGTACATTTACAACTACCTTTGTACCCATGCTACCCATGCGGTCTAATGGAATAACTGCCTCAGCACCAGCTTCACCAATCATTGCTAAGGTTGGTTGTGTTACAACGCCACCTGCAGCTAATCTAGGGATGCCACTATACCCACCTACATTTTGCTGAGGTACTCTTAAAGGTGGGATACCACTGTATCCACCAACATTTCTCTGAGGTACTCTTAAAGGTGGGATACCACTGTATCCACCAACATTTTTTTCTCCAAGTCGTTCAAAAACTTTATCTGTATCTTTGTCTATTTTATCTATTACATCTATTACAGGATCAAAAAATGTTGTATCAAATCCACCAAAAGTTTGTGAGCCTAATTTTTTCTTACTTATTTCATCAAGCAAACCAAGCATTTTGCGTAATTCATCATTAGCCGCAAACAATTCTTGTAAGTAAAGCAAAACCTGAGTGGTGCTTACTCCCCATTTTTTTGCCAACATGTCAATTTCTTCAGTGGTAATTACCCCATCCTCAATTACCTTCAAAACATCAGCATAGCGTTGCGCTTCATTAACGGCTTTAGCAGTACCATCCGCTAATTTTTGTAATATTTTTACACGCAGTTCATCCTCACCTGACAATTTACGGCTTAAAGCAGCTTGTAAATTTATGCGATCCATATCAAACATAGCTTCTAAATCTGCTTTTTTCTTATCTAAAGCCTCTTGTGCCTTTTTCTCAGCTGTTAATTTTTTCTGTTTATTTAATGAGTCACCTGCCAACTTATCTAATCTACCTTGCAACTTGGCCAACTTCTCAGCAATTGCTTTTTGTTGAGCTGATTGTGTAAAAGTATCGCGTGTAGTTTCTGCAATTTTTTTGCCCTCTTTAGCTAGGTTTTCAAACCCTTCCAACCAACCGCCAATGACAGGTATATTTTTGCTAGTAAATAATAGTTTAAGCAAATTGCCACCAGCAGTGCCTTCAAATTTTTTACTTAAATTTGTAAATGCATCTGTAATTTTATTAACTTTGTCAGCTAAGCCAACTAAAATATAACCACCATTAAGTCCTAATTGTTCTAATTTACTACCAAAAAAATCAGCCGCATCACCACCACCAGCGATAATTTCAAAAGCTGTAATAAATCCTTCACCTAAAGCTGTTTGAGCTGCGCCTGCACTAATCTTTATTGCATCTAGTTGACCACCAAAAGTCTCTGTAGCTCTTGCAGCTGCGCCGCCAAATTTTAAAGTTAAGTAATCTGTTATCTCTGCTAAGCCTGCTTGTTTTGCAGTGGCAGCATCAAAACCCAAGCTTAGAGCGCCTAGTGCCTTAAAATTGCCTCTACTTGCTTTACCCAAAGCATCTGATACTGTATTTAAATCAATACCTGCACCAACACTTGTATCTACGGCTAAAGAAAAAAGATCTTGTGCTTTAGTTAAATCTTGTGTTTGTATAATCAAACCATTGATTGCAGGTGTCAATTGAGATTTAGTTATATTTGATGCTTTTTCTAAACCGCTAATAAAAGAATTTACACTAGCTAATTGATCCAATTCATTTATTGATCTTAAAGATTGCTCAACTGACTTATCTAATTTTTCTTGTGCTAAGGCAGCTTGTATTGAGGATCTAGCCAACCTCTCCATAGCAATTGCGCCTGCAATACCAGCTGTAACAAGTGCGGCCTTGCCTGCAAACTTGCTTTTAGCAATAAAAGCATCAAAACCCTTAAGCTCTTTTGTAGCTTTCTCTAAACCCTTTTTATCAAACTTAGTTAAAAAGTTTATTACTACATTGCTACTCAAAGCCATGACTAACCTCTAAATTCTTTGCCTAGATATTTTTGTAACACCTCTGCAATATTAGCAAGAGCCTGCTCACCTTTAAGGGCTGTGGCCTTGTAAATTAACCTTTTTCCTTTGCCATCTGAGGCAATTGCGCCACCGCTTTGATTAACTTTGCGGATAAAAAAATCACTTGCTTCTCTATTACGACTAACACGCCTTGTCTTTGCTTTTGATCTAGCTGTGCCTGATCCTGCTAATTCATAAATGATACCTGGCACTGACTTATTCATAAGTGCTAAAGCGGTAACGCCAAAAGTAGTTCCTTTAATTCTTTGTACTTTAGATTTTGCATTACTTATTGATATGCCTGATCTTGCTTGCTCTTGAGACCATTGCCATCTAGACTCAGCTGTTTTGCCATAAGTCCTACCTCTGTGAACAGTGTCGGTAGCCCATCCCCAAGCTGCAGGATAATACGGTTTTGTATCGCGCCATCCTGGGAATACCTCAGCTGGTACAAAACTTTTTGCTAGTTGCTCTACAGGCTTTATTTGTTTGCGTAACTCACGCCTAAAAATTCTGTGAGCCGCTGGGTCTATCTCTTTTAATTTTGCTAAAAGCGCATCTAAATTTTCAACATAGATTGACTTAAGCCGTCTATCTGCATTGATCATTATCTACGCCTAACTGTTTTAGTTTGTTTTGCCCTTTCCTGCAAAATTGCTTTTATGGCCATATAAACTGCAGGGTCAACCTCTAATAAATCCTTGGGCGATATTCCTGTAGCCACCGACACAGATGCCAACTCCCATATCTGTCCATGTCGGTCTAACCATTTTTTGAGTCATAGAGTAAATCCACATCAACATATTGGTTAATGTAATCATCCCCATAAAGCAATTCTGTTTTGCCTAGATCTTTTTCAAGTCGCCAAGCAAACCACCACAAATCTGACTCCATTTGTAACTCACCTAGCCGCTTACGCCATCCTGTTTTAAACTCCGCTTCAAAAGCGACTTTTGCAGATGGCGTAAGATCGTAAGTAACTTTCTTGCCGTCTTTCTTTGTTATTTCAATCTTGTGCATGTCCCACCTTTTCTTATTATGCGCTGGTTGACTTAGTTATAGCTGTTACAGGAATTGTGATACTAGCAGTCATAGCTGCATCTGTAGCACCTGAGATAGGTGTCCACTGAGTCACAAGACATGACATGCTGTAACTTGGATTAGTAGCTGAAACTGTACCTGATACTGGTATCAATTTAACTGCTAATTT